TTTTGTCATACCGTGATGATGTGGCAGTGCTATTTCAAACTTTATCATTTGTTACTCCTTTTTGGCTTATTCTTTTATAACTGGCTTAATCTTTTATATATAGCCATTTATTATTGATTGAAAAATCTGCATTTTCGTCTGTCGCTATTTTCCAGTGATTATTTTCTATACCACGCTGTGTCTTTTAATTGGGGCTTTGCCAACTCCAATAATTCTTTTGCTTTCTTATAACAAATATCACACGCTTTCTTACTTACAATAGTTTTTATAAAATAATCATTTTGTAATACTTTTATTCTTGAAATATGTGTCTTTCTTTTACAACAAAAACAATTATGATATTGTTTTGTATATTTAATTTGGTAACTCCCATCATCAAAAGTTATCTTTTCTTCTTTGTATTCTTTCATAGTTTCCTTTTAGTTAATTTGTTGCAAAAAAAAGGGGAGCTTTTACACTCCCCCTTATCCCCTTTGCCTACACTACATTCTATCACTAGGCTTTGTTATTTGTTAGGTTACTCTCCTAACTCTTGATATTGCGTTACAAAGGTATTTTCAAAATAACTTTTGTATTCCAATACCAAACTACCTTTTTGCCCTTTGTCATTTGTAACATTATCAATAACAAAGTATTTTCCATTCAACTTTTGAGGCTTTTTGTTTTTCAAACCAATTGCGAGAATGTATTTCATACTACCATTTTCACTTTCTTTCTCCAATTGCTCAATGGCTTTATTGTGTGCTAACTCTTTTGCTTTTGCTTTCCTACTTTTTTCTACACTAGCACTTTGCGTTGTTAAATCACTAGCTTTTAATCCTAGCTCCTTTAACATTTTTTCTTCGTATTCTTTGTTTGTTAACTTTTTATTGTTCATAATATGAACTCCTTTTTTTTATTAATACTTAATTATGTCAAAAAACCTTACGTTGTAATATAAAATACTTTATATGACAAATACTAACAAAAAATATAATTAATGATAAATAAACATTTGCATTATAAATATATCTATGTAAATTCTTTTAAATAACTAGGAGAATAAAAATGTTTTTAATAATAATAATGTTGGTTGTAGTGCTTGGAATGATGACTTTAGCTCCTTATTTAATAGATGAGGCAAACAAAGAAATTCATAATGATACTAGAAAAGGCTCATTTTATGAGATAAGCAATAGAAAAGATAAATGAATAGCGAATTATATGTAATATGGGTATTTATAGTCGTTATGTGGCTATATGTGTTAATAAAAATAAACAAGTAAAAGGAAAAAATGGAACATAAAATAGAAATAACAATTAAAGAAAGTATGATATTAAGAAAGTGTATTAATGATTATGTAATTGACAATAAACTTGATTATGATAAGTCACCATTATTTAATGGATTAATACATAAATTGAAAGATGTAGAAAATGGCAAAGTTGAAACTAAATACATTCAAGAAGCTATTAAAAATGAGGCTAAAATAAACCCTAATGGAAAGAATTTATTTAAGGCACTAAGTCAAGCTAGAATTAATTATAAGAATGATAATAGAAAATCGCTAAATAAAGAACTTAAAAAATATAGTATCCAAACAACTTGCAATAAAAAAATATTGGAACTAATGGAAAATGAACGCATAGAATTAGTAAATAAAACAAAAAGGAATAAATAAAATGAATGAAATAATATTAATAAATATGGATTGTAAAGATTGCAAAAAAAGAGAGGTTTGGAGCGTTAACGAGTTTGAATATGTTGATGATAATCCACTTGAATGTGGTGATTGTCATAGTGAGAATATTAATATAACTTTAAATAATAAGTGGGGTGTAAAATGAGTAGAAAGGATTACATAATGATTGCACGTATAATAAAAGATAGCACTAGTAAAGGTTGTAAGCTCTTGAATGATGAGAATAAAGCGACCAATAAACATTTAATAGTTGATGTATTAGATAAGAATACTCTTATGATTCAATTATGTATAATGTTTAAAGAAGATAATAGTTTATTTGATAAAGCTAGGTTTGTTGATGCGTGTGAGTAGGTAGTTAGTTATATATTAATAGTGTTAGAATTAGCCTTCGTTATTAGAAGGCTTTTTCTTTTATTCCATAATAAAACAATTAAGTATATCATTATAATGAATTTCAACTTTCAACCTACTTTCTAACCCCTAGAGGGCATACAAGGGGGTGGGCCGTCTAATAAAAGAGAGAGACCCATTCTAATATTATTTTTTAACTTTTTATAACTTTAATAACTTATTTTCCATATACTTAAAATCTTAGTTTCTTATATATATTTTATAATTAGTATTTTGGTGAATGTTGTTGAAAGGATAGAGAGATATTACCCCTGTACAATCAAGTCAGGGTTCTCAATATCCTTTGCAACTTAGTATTTCGGAGCCATGCTGCTTTAGGATATGGTCATAGCAAATAAACTAGAACCACGAACAATCATCAGTTTCGGGTTATTTCCCTAGAATCGTCCTCAATTGTCTTAGAGTTGGACTGTAGCTTTGATTCACCCCTTATTGTAGCTACTTTCAAACATAAACGCAACAAGCGTCTAACCAAACCATTTATGCGAGCCATAATTTATGTTAAATTTTTAAAAAAACAAAATATGTATTATATTATGCTATGAATCAAGAAGAAATAATAAAAGCTCTTACTGAAATAGGTTATCCATTGGAAAAATTAAGGCAATATCCCTGGTTTAGAAGAGGAGAGCAATATCCTGGTGTAAATATTGATAATAGAAACGTTTGGTCTCAAGGTGTTGAGTATGGGGGACAAGAATATTTAGCTCCTGGAGTTGCAACACAAAGCGAAATACAAGGAATTCCTCTTCAAGGCATTGAAGGGTTAAATTATACATCACATAGTAGACCTGTAAGTGCTGATATGCAAGAAGTTCCATATGATGTCACAGGTCAAAAGCTTAAAGAGCAATCAAGCATGTCATATCTAGGCCAACCATGGGGTGTTCCTGTTGAAGACCCTGATGAGGGGACTATGCTTGGGGAGCTTATCTCTAGATATATGGGTTCATTGAGTGGATTTTAAGGAAATTAAGGGAAAAAAGCATTATTTATACGATTCTATACAAGAATTTCGTATTCATTACCCTGATGAGGCCTTAAATGAGGATTGGCGTAAAGCAAAGGAGGGTGAGTGGGTATCAACAGACGACCAAAACGTGTGTCAAATTCTAAAATGTTACGATTTAAAGATAAATATGTCCAAAAAGGTTACAAGATGCTCAAGAACTGTCTTAGGCACATTCAGGGTAGATAATTATAACATTAAATTATTAGGTGAAGATGGTATTGCGGAAAATATATACACATTTTCAAGAACTTACAAAGCATTTAAGCAGTACCAAAAAGACGGATTAAGACCAAAAGAATTCGTTTTTGCAAGATATGTGGCTGAGGGTATGGAAATTACGAAGGCATATAGAAAAGTATTCAAGAAATCAAAGAGCAGTGAATACATTGCCAGCTCAGCCAAGCAATTAATGAAAAAAGATGAGGTAAAAACGATGGTTAAAGAAGAAGTGAAGAAGGTATTGCAAGAAGAGGGAATTACTCCTGATTGGATACTTGCAAGATATAAGGACTTAGCTGAGCTCGCAGAGAAAGATTCTGATAAGTTACGCTCTTTAGAGTCGTTATCTAAGATAGCTGGGCTTTTTGACACAGATACTAAACAAGAACAGCTTACAGTGTGGGCTGGCTTTAGCGAAGAACAAATGGAGGCTTTGAAGGATGGTGGCAAAAAAGAACTTATCGCTCACAAAGAAAAGTAAAAGTCGTCCAACTAAGGACCTTTGTCCTATTTGTGACTACAACCTGTATTTTAATTCAAATGTAACTCAAAGGATTGGTGTTATGGATGAAACTAGAGATATTGTTGGGTGGATTTGTCCTGAATGCGATAGTGAATTTGATTTAAACAATAATATTTTGTATATTTATGGCGAGAATTCAACACAAGGAATTGCATAAATATGGCATTTAACTTCTTTAATAATACGCTTGCAAACAATCTTTCTAAGACGAATAAGAATATTAATCGCATGCAAAACAATGACTACAATATAAATCAGGGTCAAGACCTAAATCAGAATATGAATAATATAAGTGGGTTTAATTTTAGTAATCCTATTGGTTACAACCAAAACAAACCTATAGATGGTCTTATTAAAACCATGAATCAATCTTTTGGAGTTGAGGAAGATGATGGCAATCAAATTATGGGACATGGTGATGGAGGCCCAGACCAAGGTGGAGGTGGTGGTGTAGATGAGGGACCTGGAACTGGGGGTTGGACATCATCTCAATGGATTGACTTTTTTGAAGACTCTAATTATTATAGTTGGAATCCAAATTTGTATAGCGAATTAATGGGACTTTTAGGAGATAATGCTTCATCTTCCGAGATATTGAATTGGGCTTCAAATAATTTTTATAACTTTGAATATGACGACTCCCCTATAGAAGAAGAGGAAGAAGAAAGCTTAGCATTTGAAGACGAAAGCTTAGCATATGGACTTAGTAATCAAAAAGCAGCAAGGAATTTGTATTATGGTGGAACAGGAGGGAATACATTCGGAGGCTTCTCATCTAAGGGCAAAGGTACTTTAGGCGAGATGAGTAGAGGTTTTGCATCTAAGGGTAGAGGGGTATAGTAAATGGCAAGTAACTATCAAAGTCATCAAAAAAAATCTTTATGGAATCTTCCTTTAGATTTCGTTGATGCTATTATTAACATAGGAGCAAAGACTACAAATGCTGCTGTCGGAAATGTTTTTACTGGTGGAGAGGCTAAAGATGTTCCTGTAAAAGAATTCGTCTATGATGCACAGGAAACTATTCAAGGTATACTTGAAAAGAATAGGGAGGCGCTTGATATTGCTGGTTTTAGTCCTGGGCTTGGAGGTATGGGGGCTGACCTTCTAAACTCGCTTATAAGTTTTAGCGAGGGAGAGTTTGGTCAGGCTGGTTTATATGCTGCATCGATGATTCCATTTGTTGATTTGGCGACCAAACCTAAAGCTCTTGTAAAGCTATATAAAAAATACGGGGACAAAATTGGTGATGCACTTAAAAAAACTGATAGTTATATATCAACTGGAGGGAAAACAGTTAGCGATGCAGATGTTGCAAAGGTTCTTAAGAAACTTAAACCTCCCAAAACTTTAGCAAATGATATAACTAAAGACATCGCCAATCAAAATGTTAAGTTTGTTGATGATTTGATTGAAAATGTTAATAAGGTTGATGATAGGTATTTTAAAAGAACTAGAGACTTTTTGAGCAAAGAAGGTAAAACAAAAATACCTGGTCTTGGAAGAGGATTAAAGAGGTATGAGAAAGGATTATTGGCAGACCAATTAATGAAGGCTGTTAATCCTTATCAAGGTTATTTTTCTGAAAGAGGACTCTCTGGCCAAACAACTGGAAATGCATTTTTTGATATTCTATATTCAGCACTTCCAACCTCATATTTTGAGACTACTATACCTTTGGGCGTTGAAGGAGCTAAATATGGAATAAACAAATTTGGGCAATTAGGAGGCTTTCCAGAAGGCGAATGGAAAAATCCTCTAACAATTTGGGATGCTGAAGGGTATGAAAAAGGTGATGATGAGAATAAAAAAATTGATGAAGGAGATATTACTTTAACTGATAAGAATAGTGATTCTGTCAAGGGTGATGCTCAAGAAAAAGAAGTAAAATTAAGCCTTGTTGAGAAACAAGCTTATAGGTCAATAGTGGTTGATTATCTTATGGATACGACAAAAACAGATAGCGACTGGAATAATCTTTTAAAATCTCAAGATGAAGATGGGCAAAAATATTTAAAAGAAACATATCCAAAGCATTTTAAAGAATAATATGTCAAATTCACATGCTCAAATTGATTCTTTGATTCAAGAAAATCTAATTGGTAACTTGTTTAAAACAATACAATATTCCGAGATGGATGTTTATGAAGATGTAAGGTCTCCCTATTATAATGCAAATGCTCCCTATATGCGTACAGATGCTATTGGCACAGGCTCAAGTGCAGTTGGACCTTTAGGGCTTACTGGTGGAAGTGGTTCCATGATGCGAAGGGTTGGAAGGGGTATTGTTGATGTGGGAGCAACACAAGAAGAGATTGATTGGATTAATAATGTTTTTCTTCCTATGGCTGACAAATTTCTTGATAATGTTGATGAAACTAAAAGAAGATACACTCCATTTGGTTATGGAGGGAGGGGAATATTTGATAAATCCGACCCAGTAAAATATGCTGAAGACACAACTATGTATGACAATATTGGTAAGAAACTTATTGAAAATCAGTACAATCTAGCCTCTAAATATTCTGGCGACCAGTTAGAAAACTTTTTCAATCTATGGAGCCAAGGAACAGATACAAGTAAATGGAATAGTCCTTTGGCAAAAGATTATCGAGATAAAAGTAAAGGTAAGTACGAAGATATTATAAATAAGTATAATATTTTTGTTTCACCTAATACTCCTTCAGCTTCACAAACTTTACAATAATGGCAAATTTAAACCTTAATGGTAATGTTTCAAAGAATGAAGAAACTTTACAATTAGCACATTCTAATCTTATCACATTTGGAAAATTATTTTCACCACAAGACTTTTTGGCAAGTTCAACGCCAGATTTTCATATTGATGTAAGTAAATTACTAATTGATAGGTCAAAACAGCAATTAGCAATGGTTTTGCCTCGTGACCATGCAAAGTCAACATTAGCATCTTGTGCTGTATTATATAGATTTCTATTTGCTAAAAAAGATAACCCTGAATTTATTGCATGGATTGGAGAAGCACAAGACCAAGCTAGAGATAATTTAAATTGGATTTCAAATCATATATATTCAAACCCAGCTATTCATTATTACTTTGGAGACTTGCAAGGAGATAAGTGGACTAAAGACGAATTCACCTTAAGTAATGGTTGTAGAATGATTGGAAAAGGAACATCTCAAAGATTGCGTGGTAAAAAACAATTATCCACTCGTTACACTGGAATAGTGCTTGACGACTTTGAGTCAGAGTTGAATACTAAAACTCCTGACTCTAGAAGGCAAATCAAAGAATGGGTTACTGCTGCTGTTTATCCAGCAATTGATTTTGATAAAAAGGGGTTTTTGTGGTGTAATGGAACAATTGTACACTATGATAGTTTTCTTAATGGACTTGTCAAAGGTTCACAGGAAGCAAAAAAGACAGGGGAAGAATATGCTTGGGAGGTTTTTACTCGTAAAGCAATTGAAGATGGGAACCCTATATGGCCTTCAAGGTGGCCAATAAAAAAATTAGAGGAAAGGAAGCAATTTTATATTGATTCAGGGACTCCTGCAAAATTCTATCAAGAATATATGAATCAGGCAAAATCCCCTGAAGACCAAATATTTAGTGAGGAGGATATTAATAGTGGGATTTATCAAGGGAATGCAAGGTTTGACGAAAAAGCTGATTCGTGGTATATACAATTTGCAAACGGGGATAAAGAATACATTAACATATATATTGGTGTTGACCCAGCCTCAACTGTTGCTAGCTATAGTGATTATTCCGTTATTATGGTTCTTGGTGTTACTTCTGAATACGATTATTATGTTATTGAATATTGGCGTAAAAGAGTCTTACCCATGGAGTGTGCCGATGAGATATTTAAAATCGCTAAACAATACACGCCAATCAGACGAATAAATATTGAAACAATTGCATATCAGGAAATGTTAAGAGATTATGTAATGAAGAGAAGTAAGAAAGAAGGATTGTTTTTACCTGGGATTGAAAAAGGAATTAAGAATTATAACTCTAAAAAGAAGGATAGATTGTTTGAGGGACTTCAACCTATGTTTAGGGCTGGGGCTGTTCATCTTAAAAAGCAACATCATGAATTTATTGATGAGCTCCTTGATTTTCCAAAAGGTTCTCATGACGATGTTATTGATGCTTTTTACTTAGCAACTCAATGGGCAAAAGGAAATTCTAAGGCAGGGAAAATTAAGAAAGAGTTTAATGAAAAAGAGAATTATTGGTATAAACCTAAAAAAGTATATAATTGGATAACAGGAGCAAGAGAATGAGTCAATTTGTTATATATTATAATTTATTATTATATTATGCATTATGATTAAAGAGGATATTCGAGCAAAAGAGATAGCAGAAACATTCGATAGGTGGGAGAATGCTCGTATCGATTGGGAGACTGCTGCTCGTGAAGATATTGATTTTTATTTAGGGAATCATTTTACGGCTAGTGAGAGAGATGAGTTGGCTTCTAGAAACCAATCAGCTGTTCCAATGGATAGGCTTTATTCTGCTATTGAACAGTTTAAAGCTATTATAACATCAAAACCTCCAAAGTTTTCTGCAATTGCAAGAGAAGACTCTGATACAAGACTTTCTCATGTTTGGAAAACAATACTAGAATATATATGGGACATATCTGATGGAGATGAACAGTTCAAGCAAGCTGTTCATGACTACGCTGTTACAGGTATGGGATATTTTTATGCCTATATTGATAAAGAGGCAGACTATGGAAGGGGTGAAGTTAAATTTAAACACTTAAATCCTTTTAAAGTTTATGTTGACCCTAACTCAAGAGATAGATATTTTGATGATGCCTCTGGAATGATGGTTTCAAATATAATGAGTAAAATGCAATTGCTTGATGCATATCCCAAATTAGGGGAACCAATAGAGGAAGGAAGTGATAAATTATTAATAGATGAGATAGAAACGACATCTGAAGAAGATTGGCCAAGTAATCAAAACGAAAGAACAATGGAGTCTTTTACTCCTGATGTTGTTAAGGATTACGATTATAAAGGTGGAAGTGAAAAATTTAGATTAATTGAATATTATTCAAAAGTAAAGGTTCCTTATTTTAGAGTTCTTGATGTACAGGCTAATCAAGAAAAAATATTAACTGAAGAGGAATTTGGACAATTAGAACAAGATGAGGATTTTCAAAAAGCTATAGCTAAAAAACAGATTGATTTTGCTAGAGTTGAGCAAACAAGAATAAGGCAAACATGTATTATTGGACAATTAGTTTTATATGATTTAATTTTAGATACAGATATATATCCAATTGTACCTGTTCCAAATATATGGACAAACACTCCTTATCCTATGAGTGATGTAAGGAAAAATAAAGATTTTCAAAGGTTCCTCAATAAAACAGTATCATTAATTACCTCACACGCACAAGCTAGTTCTGGATTAAAACTTCTTATACCTCAAGGAAGTGTTCAAGACATTGAAGAACTCGAAAGAGATTGGTCTAATCCAAACGCAACCCTCGAATATGATGCTTCTTTTGGGGAACCACATTTTCCATCACCACAACCATTATCAAGTTCAATTATGCAATTGCCTCAATTAATTGAAAGATATATTGATTTGAATATGGGGATATTTGAAATGATGCAAGGGAACTCTGAGGCAGCTCCAAGAACATCTTCAGCAACTATGATGATGGAAGATTTTGGGCAAAGACGCTCAAAGTCTAAATTAAGGGATGTTGAAGGTTCTTTAAAAAGAATTGGAAAGGTTGTATATAATTTATCTAAATCACATTATGATTTTAAAAAAACATTTAGAATTTCACAACCTAATAATGATTTAAATGAATATACTGTAAATAAAAAGATTTATGATGACAAAACACAAGAGTTGATGAAAATAGAAAATGAAGTAGCTGTTGGTCAATTTGATATACGTATAATAGGAAATTCTACTATGCCATCTAATAAATGGGGTGAGTGGGAAATATATATGCAGGCATATCAATCAGGACTTATCGATAGAGTTGAGGCTCTTAAGAAGACTGATATATTTGATAAGTCTGGAGTTCTTGAAAGAACAGACCAAATACAACAATTACAACAAGCTCTTGAAGGTGCACAACAAGAAATTCAAAAAGTCTCAGGTGACTTACAAACTGCTCATAGAGAGTCAGTGTCAGCACGTAAGCGTACTGAGGTAGAAAAATTCAAAGCAGAGTTAAGTAAGGATTCTTCTAAAACGAAGGCCGATACTAAACTTTCTATTGATAGACTAAAAGATGCGGTGAAACTCGAATCAGAGAAATTACGTTTAAGTAGTCAAGCTCAAATAAGACAAGAGAAATCGCAAAAGGAGAATAAGTAATGACAGACGCATATGATGAAGGAAATCTTGAAAATCAAGGTGAAGCCGGAGACAATGTAGGGCAAGATGGAGGCGCTCAACATGAGGAGAGTTCTAATAAAGATTGGAAAGACCAAGCAAAGTATTTTCAATCAGAAAAGGATAAACTCCAAAATGAAAATTCGAATCTAAAGAAATATGAAAAGCTAGCTGAATTTATTCAGGGAAGGCCTGACATTGCAAATACTATATCTGCAATGGCTCAAGGACAACCTGGGCAACAAGCTAGACCTCAACGTATTGAACTAGACGAGGATGAATTTGACGCATGGGAAGCCTATAATGACCCAAAATCTAAATCTTACCAGTTCAGACAGCAAGAACTGCAAGATAACATTAATAGTGCCGTAAATCAGAAAATGGCTGGAGTTCAAAAGCAGCAAGGAATGCAAGCTCTTGAAGGACAATTAGCCAAGAAAGGTTTAAATGATGACCAAATTCAGTCTTTTATGGATTTTGCATCTAAGAACCCTGCTGAGTATGGCGTTGATGGTGCTATCAAAATGTGGGATGCTGTTGTGAACGGGAGTGACCCTAATGCTCAACAACAACCAAGTCCATTGGATGGAGTTCGTCAGACACAGAATGCACCAACGCCTGGAGGAATACTTCAAGGCCAGCAACCTGTGGCAAAAGATGAATCTAAATCTAGATGGGATGGTGTTATGAAAGCAAATAGGGTTGGAAATAAAATACCATAAACAATATACATTATAGGAGATTAAAATAATGGCAAATCAAACAGGAACATTATATTCGTATAATGTTGACCAAGCATCTACGCAGTCGATACCGGCAGTAGTAGGAGCATCGGCTGACAATAGACGAATACATAACTTTGGCGACCGTGTCGCTGAGTTAGCTCCGGAAGAATCTCCATTTTTTGTATATCTGAATAAGGTAGCAAAAGTACCAACTAATGACCCTGTATTTAGGTTCTTAGAAAATCGTTCTAAAATAGACTGGACAAGTAGAAACTTTTTCATTGACGGAACAGCAATAAGCGATGTTGCAACTGGAAGTACATATGCACTTACAGTTGAATCAGCTAAAGGCAGTTCTGATAGCGATGGATGCGTTAACTGGCTTGTAAAGGGAATGGTTTTTGCTATAGAGACTAATGATGCAGGCACAGCTTCACAAGTCATGGCAAGAGTAGAAAGTATAGTACACAACACAGCTGACTCAACTGTTCAAGCAAGAATTATTGCTGAAACAGGGTCAACTAATGTTGCTGCTCATGACCATATAGCTGATGAAGATGAATGTCAAGTTATAGGTACATCATTTGCTGAAGGGTCAGGTTCTCCTGACGTTTGGTCTAGTCAATTAGATGATGATTTTGGATATTGTCAAATATTTAAAACTGCAGCTGAAATGACTAACACAGCAATTGCTACCAATTACAGAGGATATGCAAACGAATGGGATAGAATCTGGAATTTAAAACTAAGAGAACATAAAGTAGATATTGAAAGAGGTATGCTTTTCTCGCAAAGAGCAAGAGATAACTCTATTCAGTATTCAGAAGGCTTAATAGGACACATATTATCAAACTC